TTGATAATGCAATATCTGTGGAGTCGTATCTGAAACAACTATCTGCGTGTAAGCACCAGCCGAACCAGCAGTTCCGTTAGTAGTAACGCCTGTTGTATAAGCAGTTGTCTTATCTGCCTCTAAGTAAAAACGAAGTGGATGACCTGAGTTAGAACCATCAGCTTGATCAAACTTGTAAGTACGGCCTGGAGTAAGAGTTAAGAACGGAGATTCTTTACCATCAATTTTATATCCAGAACTAGAACCAGATCCGTTATAACGATGTGCGCCAGTCTTAGATGCGACAGTAACTATTATGTTTTTAGCATTGCCTGTGTAAGTTGCATTTAAGTTTGAAAATCCAACTAAAGCTCCATCGTTTGTAAGTGTTGCATCTCCTGTAAATGTTGGTGATGAACTAGAACCTGGATCGACCCAAGATAAAGTTCCTGATCCATCACTAGCCAAGACATAACCAGAAACAGAAGCATCAGCAGAAGGAAGCGTAAGAGTAAAGCTACTTGCAACTGTGGCTGGTGATTGAAGAGCTATGTAATGTGAACTATCAGAATCAGCGAATCTGACATCTGATTGAGCATTAAGAGTTAAGTTTCCAGTTAACGCACCACCAGAAAGATTTAGTTTTAAAGCATCTGCTGTATCTACATAAGTTTTAGTTGCTGCATCTTGCGCTGCTGTTGGATCTCCAAGACCAGTAATCTTGCTTGTTCCCATCGCAATCGCACCACTCATTGTGCCGCCTGCTAATGGGAGCTTGGTAGGGTCTGTTGCGTTATCTGTTCCCCAACTTAAATTTCCAGATCCATCTGTTTGTAGTCTTTGCCCAGCACTACCAGCACCATCAGGCAGGGTGAAAGTAATATCAGCCGTTACAGAATCAGGAGCTTTTAGTGCTAAATAATGTGAGCCATTTGAATCAGCTTCAGAAAGTCGAATACTTTTTGCATTATCAATAATTAAGTTGTCAGTTAAAGTACCACCTGCCTTTGGCAACGCCGCATTAGCCGTTGTAGCAGCAGCGTCAGCAGCATCTTTCGCTGTTTTTACAGCAGCAGGAGTAGCAGCAGTTGTAGCAGAAGTGGAAGCTGCACTATCTGTTAATTGAAGAACACCAACGGCACTTGTCGTTCCAGTAGCAATCTTTGATCCTGTTATTGCAGCCGATCCAGATATATCAGCATCAACAATTACACCACTTGAAATTCCAACAACACCTGAATTAGATATTGATATATCTCCTGTAACTGAAACTGCAACAGCATCATTATTTGCATCTCCAACAAGAATCTTTGCTGATGCTAAATCTGCTAATTTTGTAAACGCAATTGCAGCAGATGTACTTATATCACCATTAACAATGGTGGCATCTGCAATCATTGCACTTGTTACTGTGCCAGAATCACTATTTGTTATTAAAGTTCCAGAAGTATTAGGCAAAAGTATTGTTTTATCTGCTGTAGTTGGGTTAACAACTCCTAAAGTAGTTTGAAATGCGTCTGTACTAGAACCTTCAAAAACAAGCGTTCCTGTATTACCAAATAATATTTGACCTGTAACAGTACCACCAGCTTTTGCCAACTTCTCTGTTTCTAATTCTTCAAGAGCATCTTGCACATTTGTACTTTGAATTTGCCCAAATGGTGTAAAGGTAATATTGCTTGCAACCTGCCCGGCCACGGTCTGCGATAAATCAATTTCTTCCCATGAACTTCCTGCTGTATTTGTAACACCTAAAATGTAATCTGGTGGTGCAAGAGCGACTACAGGTGCAGGCGCACTTGGAGTCCCAGCATTTTCTACTACTAAATAAATTCCATCGGTAGTTGCGCTAGGGGTAGGAACATTAGATCCAACCGTCAAACCTGCTGCTGCACCTGCGGTTGTGACACTTGCTACTTTACTTGTTGAGGCGTTATATGTTCCTCCAAATACTAAACTTCCTTTTGTTAAAGTTGTTACTGGTTGATAAGCATTTCCATCATATATATATAAATCTTCTGAAACAGAATCAAAGAAAAATTGCCCTGTAAACTCAGATGTCGGGAACCCAGTTTGAGCAACAGATCCAAATAGCGTTGTAGAAGCATTTGCAAGTTTTGTTCCAGTTACCGCATTATTAGCAATTCTTGCTGTTGGAATACTTCCTGAAGTGATTAAAGCTGCACTGTGATTAGGAAGATCACTGTCTGCCAAATTTGCAAGAGCAGTAACTCTTCCTTTTGCGTCAACTGTAACTTTTGTTCCTGTCCCTGCTGATACACCAGAGTCAACAACTGTAATTGCACCATTTGAGTCAACAGAAAGTGGCCCACCTGTAGGGACAGAAACACCACCTACAGCACTAGCTGTTGCCTTTGGTAAATCAGAAGCAGCAAGGGTAGCAGTACCTGTTATTTGTCCAAAGTTGTTGAACGTGACTTTTGTTGCCGTTGCCCCAGTTGTTGTTGCGGCAATTGATAAAGCACCTGCTCCTGTTATCGCTAACCCACCAGAGCTAGAGATAGAAACACCACCAACTGCCGAAGTAGTTGCAAGAGGCAAATCCCCTGCCACCAATGCAGTTGTAGCGGTTATTAAGCCTTGTGCGTTGTAACTAATTCCAGAACGAGTAGCAGCAGAAACAACATTATTGATTCCTAAGTTTCCAGAAGCTACATTTAAAGATCTATCAATATTGCTTGTGTTTAGCTTGGCGGCTGTAATTGTTCCATCAGCAATCTTGGCATTAACAACAGCGTTTGCAGCGATCTTTGCTTCTATAACGGCATTACTAGCTAACGCCCCAGAATCAACAGCGTTATCAGCTAAAGCAGTTGCATCAACAGCGTTTGCTGCAAGCTTGGCACTTGTAACCGCATCATCAAGAATCTTGGCAGTTGTTACCGCATCATCAGCAATTGAAGTAGCAGCTAACGTCCCAGAAAGTTTTGCAGCCGTTACAGCACCATCGGCAATCGCAGCCGTATCAACAGCGTTATCTGCTAATTCACTTGCACCTACAGCATTAGCAGCTATTTCATTTGCTGTAATTGTATTTGCTGCAATCTTGGCAGCCGTAACAGCGTTAGCTGCTATAGCGGCTGTATCAACAGCACTATCATTTAGCTCGTTTGCAGTTACAGCATTAGTTGCTATTTGAGATGAACTAATTCCTGAATTGGCAATTTTTGCTCCAGGTATATCTCCATCAGAAATATTTAATTTCGCATAAGTAATTGTTGCGTTCGCAATCTTGGCATTGGTGACTGCTGTGTTTGCTATCGCCGCTGTGTCTACCGCATCATCAGCAAGTTCTGAAGCTCCAATAGCGTTTGCTGCTATTTGATTAGCAGTAATTGTGTCATTAGCTATTTGGGTTGCAGTTATTGTTGTATTTGCAATCTGCGCTGCTGTAATTGTGTTCCCAGCTATTTTTGCTGCTGTTACCGCTAAGTTTGCTATCGCTGCTGTGTCTACTGCATCATCTGCTAATTCAGAAGAACCAATTGCATTGGCAGCAATTTGAGTAGCAGTTAATGAATTAGTTGCAATTTTTGCTGCTGGAATATCACCGTCAGATAAATTTAATTTTGCATAAGTAACTGTTGTATTAGCAATCTTGCTAACAGTTACGGCATTAGACGCTATTGCTGCTTCATCTACTGCATTATCTGCAAGTTCACTAGCTGTTATTGCATTAGCTGCTATTTGCGTTGCTGTAACAGTATCGTTAACTAACTTTGCTCCCGTTATCGTTGCATCTGCTATCTGTGTTGCTGTTATTGCTGCATTAGCAATTTTTGCTGTTGTTACATTGGCATCAGTAATGCTTGCTGTTACAACTGTATTTGCCCCAAGACTTGCAAGTGCTGTACCAGGAATTGAGCCAGCATCAATTAAAGCAACACCTTTTTCAACTAAAGATTTAGCTGTAATTCGTTTTGTTTCTGATGCACTATCATCAACAATTGCAAGTTCATCGCCTGCTGCCAAATCTGCTTCAGCTAAAGCAGGCAATTGACTTATTTGAAGATCAGCCATTTAACTCAAGGACTTTAGGGACAGTTTACTTCTCTTATACATTATGTTGCATCATCTTCTAAGAAAAGCTTATTTCCATCTTCTTGCAATAAGTAATCTGTAGATTCTTGCAATAAATAACCAGGAGTTGAGCCAACTTTCAATTGAAACTCTCCAGAAGTAACAAAATCAATATTCGTTTTGACAATTCCTACGTTTGGAACAGTTATAGAACAACTGGTGATCTGAGCATCACATTCATACCAAGCATTATTCACAGAAGTAGCTGATTCTCTATATAAAAAGAATCGACCTAAGAAATCAGCACCTTGCTGTACTCGTAAAATTAAACGAGCTAAATAAGATGAAAATTCTTGCCCTGTTGAATAATCATGGTCAGTAGAAACATATCTATGTTCCCAAAAACAAGTCATTGAACCTTGTCCTGAAATCAAGCCAGAATCATATTGACGTTTAAATGTATCTCCTAATTGATTAATTTCTACTTGATCTCTTTGTGTCGTGAACTCATATTCTTCTACTCTTGCTAATGGTCTATAAGATGTATTCCTAGTTTTAAAACTAATTGTTTGAGTACCTGAAGGTGCAACCAAAGTTAAAGCACTTGCTTTTGTACCGCCTACAGCAAGAGCAAAAGTTGAATACAAACGCATCCCACCAATATCATCAACATGAACAAAAAAACTACCATCTCTACCTGTGTGTCCTGAAACAAGCTCTAAATTTCCACTTCCGTCTGTTCTTGATATATCTAATTTGTCTCCAGTAATAATTGTTCCAACTTTATGATCAACAGAAAATCTTTTTCGAGAAACATTTACATCAGATACAGCCAAAGTTGCAGTTAACGAAGCATCCATAGATGTTCGCTTTAATTCAATAAATCCTCCAGTTCCTAGATAAACAGGCATTTATTTTTACAGATCAAATCCTGAAGGAGCATCAGCAGCTTCAAATGAAATGTCAGCACTAAAAATCTCTCCTTGTGCGCTTGAAACAGCTATTGAAGTAAGAACAACTGTCATTGTTATGTCTTTATATGTACCGCCATAATCGTTAATACCAAGAGAAAGAGTAACCGTGTCTGATGCTGCACCGCCTGTTTTAATTAGATTATTCATCAATGTGGAAGCCATTGTGTCTCCAGCAGAAGCTCCAGAAGCTGAATAATAAGCAATAGAAGCACTACCTGAAAGGCTGCGAGTTCCACCTATTAATTTTCGATCTCTATCTCCAAGAGTTGTTACGTCTAAGGTTTCTTGGCTTGATGTAAAACTAAATGTGGTGACTCTTCCAACAGTTGTTGAACCAACTTTCATTACACCATCAGCCCCTGAATAGTAGCCCACAACAATTCCTAAGTTAAACAGTCATTCTATTCTAAGGCGAATCGAGGCAAGCAACAAATTTACATTGCACATTACTTATTCCAAGGAAGACACTTGTTACTTCTGGAGGGCCATCATATCTCCATTTTAAAGGTGTTCCTTCTTTAAAAAATACTTGCATTTGACTGGCTGCTCCTTCTATAACCCCTGTGCCATCAAAAGTTACGTTATCCCAAACTGAATTAACAGCTTCATAATTAGACAAAATAGTTGCAGCGTCTGCATCTGCAATATTATTGAATCCCAATGTTAAGCTTGCTCCTGTTCGGTTTTTTCCATATCGAATAACAGTTTTTACTCCATTTTGAGCTTCAAATTCAACTTGCGGATAATTGCCTGGAGAATAACTTCTTGTTGAAGGAACAATATTAGTAGGTTGGAATTGAGCCATTAGAGTCCTCGTAATTCAGGAAAACGCTGATCAAAATCAATATTATTTACTTTACTAGGACTTGCATTATACAAAACTGCGAGCTTGTCATCAATCAAAGGAACATGACTAGCAGCTATTTGAATAAATCCTTCCTCACCATAAGTAATAGATTCAACCTTATAGATTCTATCTTCCTCGGTAGTGTCAACTTGAGCAAATAATTTATTTACTAAGCCAAGCGAGTTTTTACCATCACTGCCAACAGAAAATGTTTTCTTTTCTATCCCATCTAAATTACCTGGTGACCAAGCATAAACATTTATTGAACCAGAAATTGTTGACCTAGAAATTACAACACCTTCTTTATCAATACTTCCATTATTAAATCGACTTGTATGTGTTGCTTCGGTCAATACTCGAATATAGTTACCAGCAACTAATCCAAACACTGAACTTGGTGGTGTCTGAAAAACAATGCCATGATCAACTTCTTTTCTAATTGATAAGGCTATTGCTGCAAATGTTCTTGCATGTGTTTCACTCGTACACCAATTACTTAAATCAAAGACTTCTTCTGGAAGCTTCTCTGCTTTTGGATAAAAGCTTGATGTGTCTTCAATTGTTCCGTCTTCCTTTGGTGGATTATAAGCGTAAGTCTTTGCAATATTTTCTGGGAAACCTCCTATCCCTTTACTGTTTTTTTCATCGTTTCTATGAATAACAGTTGCTTTAAACATCTTTCTTTCTTCTGGAGTCAAGAAAGTAACTTTTATATCTTTCATGTTTCCATCAGTAAATAAAGCTTTTATCTCAATGCCTTGATTATCAATAGTTGCATTGTAATTAATTGTATAATCTGCGTTTATAGGAAAACTTGGCTTCAAGCTAAAACGACCACCTAAAATAGAAAAATCTAGAAAGTTATAAGCAGCATGTTCAAATATAAATTCTCTTAAATTAAACTTACTATCAATAACACCATTCCAGAAAAAACCATTAGCTCTGCAATATTTAGCTCCTTCAATCATACTTATACGATCAACGCCATCATGTCCAACAATATTTCCAGAGCCATAATCTGTATTTGTTAATAAATCATGTGCTATCTCTACAAAATTATCAGAAGAAGCGATTAAAGAATTTCTAGTTGAATACCCTGTTCCAGAAATGTAATTATGATCTGGAATTAAACGATCTACCTTTATTCCTTCTTGGATAAAAGCAGAGAAAGAATTAAAACTACTTAAAGTATTTGTTGCTCCAATCCTTACCCCTGCTATTGCAAGTTTTTCATAATTAATTTGTGGATTAGCACTACTACCTGCGTGAACAATTTCGTTAATGTAAGTCAGTTCGTGTTCAGGGCCATTTTCATGGCTTGAAGCTTCTGAATCAAATAAGAAATAATCAGCTATTGCATTATTTGGATTATGTCTAACAACTGACCAATAGTTTGTATAAAAATTAGCAGTTCCATCCCCACCATCTTCTCTCCAATCACTGTGAGTATCTGTTACAGGAGGGTCTATTACTGGAGGAATAATTGTAAGAGTTAACGTCCCAGCACCAGAATCGCCATTAAGAGTAACTGTATCGCCATCTTCATATCCAGTTCCAGACGCTGCAATTGTAAATTCTCTAAACGTATCAGTTCCGTCAGTTTGTTTTTCAACTATTACTGTTAATCCAGAACCTGTACCTTTTGTTGTTGTTGTTTCTCTTACGTCAATACTTATTGTTATTGAAGGAACTTTATTTGATTCTTGAACAGCAATAGCGTAAAGATTTCTTCCAGGAATTGCGTTGTTATTTGAATCTCTAGCTGCTCCTCTCCAGTCTTCTCCTCCACCCCATGAAGAAGGATTTCTTGCAAGTCTAAGTCTGTGGTATCTTCCAGTCCCATTGCCATTCTGATCAACTTCTTCAATAGGACTTGTCCAGTCACCATCGTTATAAGGTTTATAATTATTGGGATAATCTTTAAAGAAAGCAACAGGAATTAAGGTTCCTCCGAAAAGATAATGCCATCTTGTTTTTCCATTTCCTAAATTTACAGATGTAATAGCAATTCCTTTTTCTGGGCTGAAATAAGCGTTGCTAGTAATAGGTGTGCCTTTGTAATTGTAATTAGTTACATTTGTATGTTGGCTTGACTGTCCACCTTGTTGATTAGCTCCATTACCAAAATAGGTGCATCGGTTAGGAGGTGAGAACTGACCAGAAATATCATCAAAAGTTAAATCTTCATCTACAGGAATAGTTCCTCTTTCTGTAGGAGTAATTGCCCCGACAGGGCCAGTAACAGGAAGAGGATCTCCTGTCTCAGGATCAAATTTTTGACCTAATCCCCCTCTATCCCATTCAGAATTATTTGTAAAACTGTTTCCTGTAGATATGTTTTCCTGTGTAGGCAAACTTTCAACTTGAGCATGATATGAAATTTGCAGCCCTAACGTATAATTTGTTGTCCTTCTTACCTCTGATGAATAATTAAGAACATGCACTACTCCTTGATCATAATGATTAAGAACTACGTTGCCAGGTACAGGTAGAAATCTAAATTCATATTGATTTGGGCCATTAATTGATTTAACAGTAATTGCATTATATTGAGGAACAGTAGAAGAACCTTTTACACAAATAACTTTACTACTTATATCAACAAATTTATCTCCTGAATTTATTTTTTTTGCTTGTAATTTAAAAAAGCTAAGACGTTTAACATATTTGCTC